CCGCGCTGAACTTGCTCGATCAGAGCATCTTCAACCGCACAGGCGTATGTGTTCAGGAGAGCAGGGGCTTCAGCACCAAAGTGCTCAAGAACCTCAAGACTTTCTCCGCTGATTCCGCTTAGGTACTGATCCTGAGCCTGACTGGCTCCGTGCTGCACCGCTTGCTGCACCAGGCTGCTGACGTCGGATTCCGTATAGCTCTGGGTTGAAACTTGGGGCTGCGAAATCTGCTGAACCTGTGGGGCCATTGAAGCCCAACTGGGTTGAGTAGTTGCCTGCGGCGTTGGTGTTGTCTGGTAAGCCGAGGGTGAAACCTGGGCCTGGGAGGGGCTGGACGTATTCAGGCTTGCGCTGAGCGCCTGAAACGCCTGCTGCCATGGATTGCCCTGAGTCGCTGCCGAAGCCTGCGGGGCCTGGGCCGATGCCTGGTAAACCGGTGCCTGAGGAGCCGCCATTGGCTGACCCATTGATGCCGGGGAGATTGGGGACTGGTTCGTCGCGTACTGGCTGGCCGCGCTCGGCACGTAGTTGGTCGGCGCTGCTGAGCTCGTCGGGGATACTGCTTGTGCTTGCTGGCTTGTAACTTCCACTGTAACTTAACTCCTTACGTAAGAATTCTAAAGATCGATATAAGAACCCTGTCATATCAAGGTTCGGGTCAGATGCTAAAGGAACATCTGGCATTTGTGGATGAGGCAGTTGATAGAATTGCCCCAGTAAATTAATAAAACTGCTAATACTTTGTTGTGTTTGTTGGACCATTCTGAAGGGGAAGCCGCTTAACATTGCAGCTCGTTCTTCATCAGTTTTTCCAGGGAAAAGATATTTGAGAGCTTCAATAGAATCAACTCCCAATTCCTGAAGGTTGCGAACAACGATACTGTTATTAAGCAGATCTTCAGTACTTTCTTCAAAGACTTCTCCCATCCAACGCCAACTGACTCTTGATGCTCCATCAGGAACAAGGCCAGTAACACTAGGGGGTATTTCACCTGCGTCTAGTTTAGCACGCATCTCTTTATCACGTTTATTGATAAATTTCTGGTAATTATCCTGATATTTACCATAAGCTTTTTCATACGCTTGCTTATCTTCAAACTCTTCTGGCAGAGGTAGCATAGGCTCTTCAAGTTTCATTGCAGCCGCAAATGAATCATTAAAGTTACGCTCTTCTGCGTAGATCATCATTGAGAAGAGAGGACATAGTCCATAAGTAAACAGTGCTCGTGCTTTCTTTTCAGCGGTTGCCGCTACACGTCCATACAGTGTCTTAATTTCATATGCAGTAGCAGCGGTATTAATATCAATATCATCTACACCACCAAGGGCTAGCCGAATCTCTGATCGATACTGCTTGACATACAAATTTTGGTCACCAGACACACTATCTGGTGTCATATAACCAACTCGATCAGTTGGCTCAAGGTTTGCAATAACTCGTGGAACTTTGATCTGCCCATCAAGTGTTCCAGACCCAAAGGGCTGACTCACACGTGTACTGGCTCTACCAGTTCCTCCAATAGGAGCAAACCCTGCTTGAGAGCTAATGGTTGGACGGAAACTATTGTCATCACCACTATCAAGGATGTCATGACGTGGACGACTGGAGATAAGTGTTGGATTTCCAAAGAACTTCATGTTCTTACGGATGTTCCGCACCAACTCATCGTGATACAGGATCTGATGTGCTAACCAATCAAACTCTCCATTACCTGTTGCTTCACCTGTACAGTCCATGTGGTTAAACACTTCAACTGCAGGAATAAAGCCAAGACTGTTGGTCAATACTTCTGTTTGACCAGGCATCTTAAAGGGCATTGCACCCATCTGATTTGAGAATTCAATTTTCTCGTCTGATATGGTTTGCTCAATACGATCTTTATAGACTTTTAGTTGAATCCATTTCTTTTTACCATTTGCTCCGTTTGCTCCTGGTAGATTATCTCCCAATCCACTACTTTGTTGAATATTGAAAGAGTAAACAAGTACTAAGGACTCTAAGTCACCGGCTTGATCTCGATATGCCCGATAACTATCTTTGGGGAAGTAGAGAATCTGATAACTTTCACCCGCTGGCCTGAAATAAAACAGACCTTGGCCATCACACAAGAAATAATCAACAATGCTTTCAAACTTCATTTCAAGCATGTTCTCTTCGCAGAGCTTGGCTATAAAATCCCTACGTTTACCAAAAGAATCTTGCTCTGCATAAAATTCGATGCCTCTACGAAGCATAAATGTCCTCATTTGTGCTAAATGAGATGACACAATCATTGAGTCAACGGATAAATCTCCTCGCCTCTCCTTTGCCGCTAGTAGTATTTGTTGAAATTCGCTATTAATTGAATTCATTGGCATATTTCATGCTGTTCTATAGTTCAATACTACTTGATTTTGTTTAATGTATCCTCATAGATTTTCGATGCATCCGATGTAATAGGTGTGGGCATTTCAGGAAGAGTGAAATTGAAATCGAAGGGACTCTTGCCTTTGAATATTGCATCACGTCCTTTGTCCGCACGATCACGTGACTCTTGAATTGAATTCTTTAATTCAGAATTTAATTCAGAATCTCGTTCTGGATTATTGGGACTGTAATCGGTATTTTTGTAAGTATCATATTCTCTGCGATTACCACGTTGCGCTAGACGATTGGAATCAATATACATATCCATAAACTTTTGCGATGCAGCAGGACTATCGTCTACGTCGTAGAACCCTCCCATCGTCGCACTGGAGACTGGGGTGTCATAGAGTTTACTTTCTCCATCACCACCTTTGTAGTTGAAGGTGCGAGTACTGCCACCATAAAAACGTCGTGAGTTGTCAGAATTGTCAACACTATTATCTACAGTCTGAGTAATAGAGTTGTCTTGACTTACTTGGTTGTTATTGCCACGGACAGTCTGAGGATTAGCTTGCGAAATTGGTGAGTTAATAGAGTTATCTCCTGAACCAGTTCCATTGTTTGATGATGGAATATTTGTTGCAGTATCTTCACCACCTTCTTTTACACCAAAGTTTACACCATGGTTCTCTAAATATGATTTTGCTTTGTTATTAAATTTAGCGCCGTCATCTACTAGTCTTTGATATTTAGACACCATACTATCGGAACCTTCGTCTATAGATACTCCTTTTGGACGTTCACGGAATTCTGATATAACTTCTTTAGCTGAATAGCGTCCACCTTTAGTTGGATCTTGTTGCCCATCTGGTGAGATACGATTGTATTCTTCAGTACCAAGACGTTTTTCTAATTCGTTTCGAAATCCCCTGCTACCTGCTTTACGAGCCATCTCACTATTTATAAATTAAAGCTGTCACTATTGTAGTCCATTTGTAGACTACCTCTCCTTAATAGACCTCCCATTGTTAATACCATTGAATCTACGGCGTCATCATGTGGTGAATGTCCAAAGTTGAGAAGCTCTTCTTCTAGTACATCCCACTTACGCCACTTATTCCAAACAACTTTCTTGTGTTCATATAAACCAAGTACTCCACGCAGTCTTGCAAGTTTATCCCCTTTGAATCCTTTGACTGGTGAAACTGAAAGGTTGTAAAGAGCACGCTGTTCAAGAATTATTCTTTTAAAGTCACCTTCAAATGAGTTTTGATAAGCAACGGCTTCAGGCCATATTATGCACGGCGACATTGATGGAAAAAATTGACCTTCGTCATTCTCAAGGACTATATTCCAATCGGCAAGCATTTGGCAGAGCAGATCCATCTTATCGAGATTGCCCATCGTGCGAGCACGCCGTTGATCGATCATGTAAATTTTGCCTTCTTTGATTCCACCAAGAGTCATGACAGTCCAGTCATTCTTCTCTTTTAATCCAGCACTAAGGTCAATTCCAACACCAAGACAGTCGTAATCTTCAGGAACTTCTCCTTTAATAATAAGTTCAGGCGATATACCAACATCAGTTGATTTGACTGCTGTATTCAGATACTGATATGCAAAGGCAACACGATCTTCTAGCTTTCGATCATTTAGGTATTTCATTGACCAGAACTCGGGCCAATATGAACGCTGCTTCCCGTCAGCGTCTGTTATGACTGCTCGCTGAACAATCTGGTTCCAGTTGTTTTTTGGAACGAATAACGTGGCGTGAATATCGTCAAAGTGGAAGCGGGTTCCCAAACAGATAGCCCGTGCACCCTGGAACATCGTTGGTGCGATAACGTTAGACCACGTCTGCTCCATCTCACGGCGAATGTCTGGGTTGTTGATCGAAGCGGCAGATTTGATAGGGTCATCAATAAGCACCAACTGTGATCGTTTAGAGGTGATTGCACCTTTGAGACCACCACACGCAATTGTAAAAGCTTCTTCACCTGCTGTGTCAATTCCTGCAAACTCATAATCAATAGACCAGTACTCATCTGAACGTTTTATTTTGGAGAGCCTCACCATCGGAAAGATCTCTCGATATTTGTTGCTTATAAGAATTCCTTTGATCGTTGCTGACTTGGCACGACTGATGTCCACCATATAAGCGATATAAAGAATTCGTAGCATCTGTTTAGCAGCTGCATGTCGTCCAATCATCCAGGCTGCAAACAAACCAAGGACAGTACTTTTGGCAGAGCCTCGTGGTGCAAGTATTGATGTATTAGGTCCTGCGATTCCAAGTAAGCATTCACTATCGTCGCCGGTACATAACTGTGCATGCCACTCCAGCATATGTTTTGCAGGAGTTTTGCCCATGAACTTACAGAAGTCTTGGAAATTATCTCTTGCTTTTAGAACTTCTTCACTAGGGGGTTTTACAGTAACCTTCGTTGCATTCATCAACGCAATTCTTCTGTATGCTAATGAAGCGCTGGGTATTGCCATAAGTTAGCCTTTCCTAAAGTCTAACTAATAATTAATCTTATGCTAAGCCGAAGTTCTTTGCCATACGATCAGCAGCTTTGTTTTTCATCCTACTTATTACCCTGCCTCGTGCTTCTCTAGCCTTACTCTCTGCATACGAGATACCCATATCACGTAAGAAGGTCGCAGCTTCTTCTGCACGTGCATTAGACCCTGAACCACCATCGGGCATTGCAGGAAGTGCTTTAGCTAGGTTACTGAGAGTACGTACTGTAGATACTGAAGCATCTGATATTTCAGGAAATGGCTTTGATTCTGGAAGATACGAAGAAGGTCTCATTAGCCTAGTTCACTATATATCTTTGCAAATACTGCGTTGATTGCATTATCAATGGGTTCAGCAAGATGTGGATCATCTTTAAAGATAGAGGTCATCTCTCGCATCACACGATCTGCTCCAGCAAGAATTAATCCACGTTTGTCAGTTGTGCGGTTCATTCGATCAGACGTCTCAATGTGCGAACGTAACTCCTTCTCAAGCGAAGCAAGACGTGCCGCACCATCCGACCCTTTGATCTCTCCCGAGGTAATGGCCATTCGTAGGTCTTGTATATCGGAGTGGAGAGCAGCAATCTCGCTATTGAGTATTTCACGGCGATTAAGCTTTTTAAACTTCATTTTGACCCAACGGGCCATATCATTAAATGTACCTGGATAGTTCAGGATTCCTGCATATACCCAAATTTCAATGATCGATGGAGTTACCTCAGCAAATTCTTTGAACTCTTCTGATTCAGA